ACTGACGAACAGAAGCTGTATATATTACAGAAGATGCCGGCTGTATGGAAAGAAGTCATTGATACGTCTTTGACCTCTGGTGTAGCATCTTCCTTATCTCATGCTTGGTGGAAATTAGATAATGCCAATGATGATAAGTCTGTTTATAAGTTTAAGAAGAATGAAGATTTAAATACATATACAACTCCTGGTTGTTATGCATCCATTGGCTCTGCATATTCCGCTACTTTGAAGCATTGCCCTTATACGGCTGGTAACTTTAGATTGGTCGTACAAGAAAATGTTAAAGGTTGGGGTATGCAATTCTTATATGCCGGCAACCAGAATGAATTATACACCAGAGGATTTTCCAAATCTCCAGATGGCACTACATATGTATTTACCAACTGGGATAAACAGATGAAATACTCTGATACAATTTCTCATGCTGTTATAGCAGATGCTGATAAATATGGTAAGCAGATTGATAAAACATATGTAAAGCTAATTGGTGGTGTAATGGAAGGTGCATTGGATGTCAGAGATCGTTTAGGATTATATGATTCTGAAATGACATTTGGCAATCCTCCATCAGTAAGTACTTTCAATAATTTATTCTTCTATGATAGAAATATGAATCCAATGGAAGTTGTATCTTCTCAATACGACCCAGATGGTTCTCATTATATACGTTTTGGATCGTATAAGTCTAAAGATGATAATACATTAAATTTATTATCTCTCGGTTGGAATGCTTCCGGTACACCTCAAGCATTGCTGAAATCTGATATAGTATTTAATGGTAATATCACTTGTGATAGAGATATCACAGCTCAGAATTTCCATGGAACAATCGATAAAGCTGAGAAGATTGAAACAACGGTTCCTGTTGGAAGTTCTGTTGATTTAATTCATGCAAATATGGCTGCCAATGATGCGTTTAGAATCAGAGTTGGTGGAAATGGCGACGATGGATGGGCAGAAATAGCTACATCGGATAGTGGCAACGAACCCATTTATGTTCGTCAGTACACCATAGCTCCTTCGGACCCTGTTGGATCATTCTCTACTGTAAAACGCTCTGCTACACTCTTGGATGCTAATGGGGATACTGTATTCCCTGGTGTATTGACTGCACAGAAATGTGTCAATGCTATCTATAATGACTATGCAGAATTCTTTGAAAGAGGCGAAGATACAGAAGCGGGAGATATTATTGCTTTAGATTTAACTTCTGATGAAGAAAAATATATTAAGGCAACTAAAGATTCTTCTGTTGTGGTTGGCGTACACTCCGATGAGTTTGCTTATGTTATTGGTGGTATGACTCCAGATGATACAAGAGATATTGTATCTTTCAATATGGAGAAATACATTCCAGTTGCATTAATGGGTCGTGTTCATGTTAAAGTAGCCGGAGAAGTTCATAAGGGAGATAAGATCATTCCTTCTGATTTGGCTGGTGTCGGCAAAATCGCAAAGCCAGGCGATGATATAACCCATTATGTAGGAATTTGTTTAGAAGATAGCAAAGATACAGAAATTAGAAAAGTTAGAATGCTTGTTAGGAGATAATATAAATGGGTAAGTTTTTAAAAAGACAAACCAAAACCATTTTTATTATGCTTGGAAATGGATGTAATTTATCCTGTATATACTGTTTACAGCATCCATTGGTTCATAAGCCACTGTCTAATAAGATCAATCCAGATATTTATGAGTTTATCAAAGAATGTAACGAAGAGAGTGGGAAAGATCATCCCGTTCATCTTCAATTCTTTGGTGGAGAACCATTGGTGTATTATCCTAATATAGAAGAAATCGTAGAAGCGACTAAAGATACAGGATGTACGTATTCTGTTATTACTAATGGGAAATTGATGAATGATCATATGGTCGAATTCTTTAATAAGAATAACTTTTGGGTAACTATCTCTTGGGATGGGCCTAATGTTATGAAAACCAGAGGATTTGACGCATTTGATCCATCTTCTCCATTAAGACGTAGACTATTACGGTTAGATCATCTATCTATTTCTGCAGTTATGTCCTCTAAAGCATATCCAAAAGAAATTTTAGAAGGCATGCAAGAGATCTCCAACCAATATTATAAACTCAAAGGATATCAAGTAGGAATCAATATTGATCAGATCTTTGATACAGGAATAACAGACAAAGAAATTCTGGATGTAGACTATCAAAGAGTCAGAGATGAAATAGAAGAGATGGGAAAAGAATTCTTATTAGATACAATCAACTCCAAATACTCCAGAGAATCTTATACAAAGACTATGTTTATTCAAGATCTCTATAATCATATCAACCAATTCTATGGCAAACAGAATGGAATATGGAATAAATATTACTGCAACTGTGGTAATGGATATGCTATATTGAATATGGATTTAGAAGGAAATCTGTATACTTGTCATAATACTTCTACTAAAGTTGGGACAATATATACTCCCTATTTCCAATATCTGAATGAAGTGTTGAAAACAGATTATACAGACCATATGAGAGCTACTTGTAAAGATTGTGCTGCTTTGGCATTCTGTAATGGTGGATGTAAGTTAGTTTCTGAGCAAGCCAGAGAAGAAACATATTGCAAATTGAAGAAGGCTGTATTTGAGCCTATGTTGAGTTTAATACAAGAATATGGGAAAATGGTAGGTGAGTCAAAAAATGCCTAAAAATGGAAATATACCTCAAACAGTATTCTCTAATGGAAATCAAGGAGATATTGTTAAGAAAGCATCTATACAAGAAATACGAAATGCATTAGATGCTTTGAACAATACGTATGCTGCTAATGTAGATAATTGCGGAAATTGTACTTTTTGTCAAACCTGCCAGACTCAATCTTGTCAAGGATGCCAAGTGTGCCAATCTTGTCAGACAGTACATTGGATAGAGCAATGTCCTTCTAAAGATTGCAATTGTGTAGACGATGCTGGTTCGGGTTAAGAGGTGATATTATGGGATATACAGATCCAGATTTAACTGGTAAACCAATAAAACGACAGCATTTAGAAGAACTCAAAACTGCTATAACTACATTAAGTTCATCTAAAAAAGTTTCTGTACCGATTAATATCTCTTCTTCTGATAAAGTAACCTCTGCAAATGTAAAAGCATTGCAGAATGCAATTCATAGTTTACAAACCAAGTTCTCCAATAATTGCTGTCAGGCCAATTGTTGCCAGACTTGTCAGGTCTGTCAAGGATGTCAAACCTGTCAAGGATGTCAGACATGTCAATCTTGCCAAACCAATAAAGAATGTTATAATCCAAACTGCGATTGCAACTGTGGAGATGATGGAGGAGGAGGTTAATGATGATTATTTCTGGACAAATTTTAACAATAGATGGACCGAAAGATCTAAAAGATGTTACTAAGTTGGATTGGGTTCTCTCGGGTACTATTCCTACCAGAATTATAGATATACAGAAAACAACCGTTAAGACATATAAAACGTTCTCTACTGTTCCCACTTTATGGGTTGGTAAAGATACAAAAATGAAGACCATACATGGGTTGATGAATATGAAAAATAAAGATGAAGCTGATTTAACCAGACCGTACACAACAGATATTCATGTAGCAACTTCTATTAAAAAATCTGATGAAGAATTAACTGGATATATCTTTAAATTAGCCAATGGAAGTCATACCATTGTTGTAGAGAACTGTGAGGTTGAATGTGATGCTTAAGATATTATTTAATAAAGATAGCACAGATACTCATTTGAAATATAATATGGATTTATTAGGAACCTTTCTTTCTCTGCGCTGCGAAAATACGGATCCTGCTTATTTAGCTTCTGGTAGAGATGGAGTAGAAGTATTGGATTCTTATACATCCTATGTATTTGTAAACAATCCAAATTCTATTGTAAAGAACTTTAGAGTTCCTACTAAATCTGCTTATAAATTTTTAAATATGAATCGTCTTGGTGTATCTATTCGAATGGACTATTCCGATATGGCTCAGTTATTCTCCAATGGAGATACAATGTGCCAGATAGATACCGGAATGATTTCCAGTACAGAGAAAGATATCATCATTAGATTTTTTGTAGGAACCAAAGCTAACTTTAATATCCAAACAGACATGGATGTAGAGTATGGTGAGTTCAGTTCTGCAGATTTGCCTTCCCAAAGTCATCCAAGAGCGACACTTTGGGATAGCTATTCTTTGAAAATAGACGATATTGAGTATAAGGCCGATAGGTATGGGAATGGTGTACAAGGAACGTTCCAAACGCCCATTTCTTATAAAAACGTACCAATTGAATTAACCATTCAAAAGTATAAAGGAAACTTCTCTGCTACTAAATTAACCAGAGATATAGATTGTGAAGATGTATTGATTGATTGCTCTTGTGGTGTGTTGGATACTAAGAGAGTTTCTTTAAATAAAGGAACAGCTAAAGTCCATTTATATCCGTTTGACTACTCTGGTAAAGTAAAAATTAAGTTGGGCAGAAAATGGTATGAAGTATGGAATGAATATAATTTGATCTTAGAGAAGAAGCCATGAAATCTATCAGCATATATTTAGGCAGCAAGTGTAACATGAATTGTTCTTATTGCCATAGAATAGAATCTGAAGAAGAAAACCATATTTCAGATGAGCTCATTGCTCATCTGAAGTCTATGGGCAAAATTCATATTAGCTTTTTTGGTGGAGAACCTACTCTATATATGGATGATATTAAAAGAGTAGTAGAAGCTATGCCAGAAAATTCATATAGAATTACAACCAATGGAATTCTCTTTGATAAATATAGAGAATTCTTTTTAAAATATAATTTCAAAGTAGCATTTTCTTATGATGGGAATAATGCATTACGTTCGAAAGATATTTTAGATCATCCAATAGAATATCCATTTGTTAATATCTCTTGTACTCTCTTTCATGGAAATACAAATTTAGAATATATTATGCATCAATTTAACGAGAAAGAGAAAGTCATATCAGTCAGACTTTCTTTATATCCTCATATTATGCATATGACTTCAGAATCTAATAAACCATATGCATTAACCAGAGAAGATTATACTTCTTTGATTGAACAAATCAAAACCTATGTATCCAAATATGTTATAGATTTTGAGAAATATGGTATTATGAATTATAGAATCAATGGATTATTCATATTGGTTAATTCTCTATTGAATAATAATTATGAATATGGTGAGACATATTGTGTTCATCGTAATATAAAGAAAATAGATACATCTGGAAAAATGTATACTTGTTTATATATGAGGGATGATCAGTTATCCCCAGATACATGGCAGCAAGATTTAGCCAATGTAATTGACAAGAATTTTACAAACTGTAAGACCTGTTCTTATTACAGATACTGTGGTTCTGCTTGTGTCAAATCTAAAGAACATGAGTTAGAATGCTATTTCTATAAAAGACTCATTATTTGGGGATTACAGTTTAGAACTTATCATCAAGAAGCTTTTCAAGAATTATCTAAGATCATTAGGAGGAAATAATGCATTTATTTGTATTTGATGATGCTGTCAGAAAAACAGATCTGAAAGAGAGTATCAAACTGAATATATATGATGATCATATTTTTCATTTCTTCCATAATGACCAGAAGTTAATTATAGATACCGATTTATTAAGAGATGGATCCAGTACAATCGTTCTATATAGTCAAGCCACAAATAATACTTATGTATTATATGACTTTAGAGAGCTATTAGAGATTTTAGATATGACTCCTAAAGAGATGATGTCTAATCTCAATCAAAAAGGATTTATGCAAATTGATAAATGTAATAATAATACATTTATTAAAGTTTTCTTGCTTAGAGGGGAAACAGAGCTATCTAGTGATACTCATAACTTTGCTTCCTATAAGCATTATACAATAGATTATATTCATCCATTAGATTGGAAATATAGTTGGACAATTCATGATGCAAAGGCTGTGTTGTCTGAAGACTATAAAAAAGTAACCATATCTTTCAATATGAAACGTTCTGATTTCTGGATAAAAGATTTATATATCTCTCATGCTGGTCAGACAGAAAAAATAAAAGAGGGATACAATGAAGTTACGTTTACTTATATAGAAACAGAAGATATTTATTTTGGAAATCCTAACTGTCATTATAAAGGAAGATGTTTAAACCTGACCAGATTACTCTATGAAACTAACCTAAAGTGAGATATTCCTATAAAGGAATATCTCTTTTATTCCAGTCAACATTTCAGTAAATTCATGAATTTATATAGAGAGGGTGAATAACGTGCCAGATGATCCTATTCATACTACCGTCATACGAAAAGCCAGATTTAGAACGGTTAAAGATGGTATCGAACAAATTATTCATTATGAAACAGATGTAGATAGTATAGTAGACTTAAAGAAAAAGTTAAATGGTATTATTACATCTCAAATAGATAAAGATGCAATTACACAGGCTATTATAGATGATATTAATAATGGTGGGCATTTAGACTTACATTTGGAGAGATATGCTTTATTAGATTCTCCTGTATTTATTAATCAGCCTAAAGCTCCTACACCAGCAGTTACTGATAATAGCACTAGACTTGCTACAACAGCATTTGTTAAAACATATGTGCCAACAGCTATTGATGCTAAACTGATTGATTATCAGACCAATATCGTTAATAATACGGCATTGACTGGTACACCTACAGCTCCCACTGCAGCAGTAGGAACATCAACAACACAGATTGCTACGACTGAATTTGTTCACAATCAGATTATAGCCAATCTGAATGATTATGCCAAATTGAATTCTCCAGTATTTACAGGAACTCCTAAAGCTCCTACGGCTGCTGCTACATCTAATGATACAACAATTGCTACAACAGCATTTGTTAAACATGCATTAGATAACGCACATATTTCATTGACTTTTGATAATACGCCTATTGGTGGATCTGTAAATCCTGTCACTTCAGATGGTATTTTTAAAGCAATTAAAGCGGCTAAAGATTCTTTTGCCACTGTAGCCACTACAGGAAATTATAATGATTTAATCAATAAACCAGGAACAGCTACTTCTTCTACAGAAGGTTTTGTTAAAATCTATAATTCTACAGGAACCAATGTAGACGGTACAATGACGCAATTGTCTATCTCTAATGCATTAGATCAAAAGATGGATAAAGCTACATTATCTACGGTAGCTACTACAGGTAAATTTACCGATCTGAATGATATTCCAACAGCTACAGATACCATTAAAGGGATTACTAAATTATATAGCAATACAGGTACCCATAGTGATGGAGCCATATCTCAAGCTGCATTTACTGCTGCTATGGATAACTACTTAAAGTTATCTGGTGGTAAAATGACTGGTATTGTAGACATGGATACCTATAATATCGAGATGCTTTCTAATAGCACTAATGGTATTAAATGGTATAAGATGGTTGGAGGAAATAAGACATATGAGGGTCAATTGACTCCAGAGAACTATACTGGTACAGCAGCTAAAGCTATAGCAGATAAAAATGGTAATGCAATTGATACATACTATGCTACAAAAGCAGAATTATCTGTTATTCCTAAATTCCAAATTTTGATTGTCAATGCTCTTCCAACAACAGATATATCCAAAACAACGATTTACTTAGTAAAAGATCCTAGTGGTCATGAAGGAGATCTGTTTAAAGAATATATCTATACATCAGAAGATAAATGGGAATTAATTAGTTCTCCTAAAATCAATTTGGATGGGTATGTACTAAAAGCAGAATTAGACAGTAAATTATTATTAAAGGCAGATTTAAATTCTCCTATGTTTACTGGTACACCATCTGCTCCTACGGCTAGTATAGATACATATACTGATCAGTTGGCTACCACCAAATGGGTAACTGATAAAATTGGTTCTCATAAAGTAACTCAGATTACTGAACCTGGAGATGATTCTTTACAAGAATCTATTAAGATGCATCAATTATGGGTAGATATAACTGGAGATAGTGATATACCGTAATATATAGTGTAAGAGAGGTCTATAGAAGACCTCTCTTATTTTTATAATTAGGAGGACTAACAATTGAAATGGATAAATTTAAAGAATATATTAAGCTCAATGATCGTAGTCTGTGGTATCTTGTCCTCGGTATCGTTATCATATGCGGAATCATTGGATACTACATCTTCCACTACAACGACCATGGAACTGGTGAACAAATTAGAGATACAATACAACAGTCAAAGTCAGAAAATGCTAAGACTAAAGACGCAGTACGAAGAGCTACAGACTCAGTTCGATCTGCTTCAAAAACAGCTGGAGGCATCTCAGATACAAATACGGAATTACAAAGACATCAACGCAAATCAGCAGAAACAATACAATCTGCTGCAGACCAATTACGAGACGCTCAAAGCACAGCTAAAGATCTCGAAAGAACTCTCTCAGAAGCAGAATCAACAACTGCAGAACTTAACAGGACTTTTGAACAGCTTAAAGTATTACAATCAGACGGAGCAAAATCTATCGACGCAGCAGAGTCAGCAAATCATTCAGCTTATGACACAGCTCATGGAATCCGAGAGAAACTTAATGGAAGCCAACAACAGTTTAGAGAATATGAAGAAGCTGATCGAGAAATTAGAGACACAATTCAACGATTACGAGAAGTGGGTCAAGAGAACGGAACGTAGACATAAATACCAAAAGATTCTTATTGGTATGATAGCTACCGGAGCTGGTTATTCATTGGGGAATATGTAATATGGGTACAATTATAAAGACACACAAAAAAGAAATCAAGTTTACTGTTAAAGGAAATATGATTATTAAGCCGGTTATTAAACCAATCATTCCTGGGGTATTTAAATGGCCTATTATAGAAAAGAATGGTAAACAATATCTTTCTAAATCATTTACCTTTGTTGTTCCTAAAGGAATAGAATATTTGAAGATTATTGTTCCACAGTATAATGGAGAGCCATTAGCTAAGTTTAGAATGCTAAATGCTATCAACGGAAAGACTTGGCTATATTGCACAGACAATGCCAGTTTGAGTTCTGTAATTCATGTATCTCATTATACATCTACTACAGATGATACTAGAGTGCCATATAGCTTAGTATTAAATGATGCTCATATAGAAACAGATCCTATAAAAGGACGTATAGAATTACGATATTCTAAAGAAATCAATATGCAATATATGAACGATAATGTAACTCCTATTGTAGAAGATATAGTAATAAAAAATTAAAAAAAAATATAATATCAGAGACTCATATGAGTCTCTGATAACTTTCTATTATTCAACATAATCGAAATAAGATATTATTATATTTCAGGGATTAAATGTAACCCCGCATATCCAATCTTTATTAACATATACTTTAATAAATCATCGTTCATACTGTCAAGAATTGGATAATTATTATAGTTATCTTCATCTATTATATTTAGAGGTTTTATCTTCTTATCAGAAGATTTACCACGATTGATGTAATGGAGCGCTATAATGATTGTCAGCTTCTGTACACAACTAATAAGTTTTTGAGTATATTCAATAATGCAATATTTTATTTCTTTTTTATTAATATCCCACACAGAATTCGACTCATCGGGATATAAATCATCTATGTATTCATCAATAGCTGGATAAACATCGAAAAGTGGAAAATTTCCTAATTTGTATATAGTATTATGTAATATAAAGATGATGATACTTTTATCCAAAGAATTCATATTCAATTTGCATTTATGTACTAAGTACGAATAATTATTTGTAAGAATACGGTTATCATTATCTATATCCGAATCATATTGTGACAGTCTATTGGCAATTAAAACGTATAAAAGTATATACGCTATATTCATCAGATATTTATCTTCATTATTTAATAATTCTGGACGTTTAAATAGAAACGTATATTTCTTTTTCTCAATATTCATATTATTCATCCTTTTGAAATATAATTAAAAATATATCAAAGACTCATACGAGTCTCTGATATATTTTTAATTTATCTTTTTACGTATACTTCTTTATATTGCCTTCCGAATTGCATACATTCATCATAGGTATTCATAAAGATATCGATGATATGTGGCGCTCCAGAACGATCATTAACCACATATTCTATTCCATCGATAACTAGGATACTTCCTATAGCAAAATCGTTAGCGGCGACTCCACCAACGTATGGCCATTCTCCAGATGCTGTCGGATTACCTGTATGAGTATAGGCAGTAACTTCCATAGTAACCCATTCGGCTTGTACATTTCCAGTACCTAAGAAAAACATACCCATCATTGCTGCTAATGCTACTATTAATTTCTTAATCATTACATCATCTTCCTTTCATATCATACAATACAAAGTGTGAAATGCTGGGTTAGTGTATTGTCTAAGGTGGTAATATATATTATGATCACGTATTTTCATACGTCTGGGCTCGTATCGGATGATTTATTTTTCATATTTTCAATACGCAAAAGAGCCTCAC